CGCCTTCCTCGCAGAGCGCGACAAGCAGAGGGGTGGGAAATGACCGCAACCAAATACGCGCTGGTGCCGGTGGTGGCGACGGAGCAGCAGATTGAAGCCGCTTGGAGCGTCCCTGCGGCGTTAACGTCGCAGGTCTACGCCGCCATGCTCGCCGCCGCCCCGAAGGAACTGCCGGAGGAAGTGGTGGACGCCGCCGCATCCGCACTGTTCGCGCAAGTCTGCGGGCGTGAAAGCTGGGGCGAGGCAGGCGACGGCGTGCAGCTTGCGTTCCGCAGCCTTGCCCGCGCCGCGCTCTTGGCCGTGATGTGTATTAAATAATAGAGGACTTAAGCATGACTGAAGTTAAGCGCAAGATGATTGATAAGGCTCTCGTAGGCCAGACCTTCTCCCTTAGAGAGTTCGAGTTCGGTACAGTTAACTCTGCTATCGAGTTCTTCTCTCGTTTAAGAGACGGATACCCCGGTAAGATATTAGTACTTCAGATTGTACAAGAGCCTTACTCAGACTACGAATACTACCAGGTGTACGAGCGTCGGCAAGAGACCGATGAAGAGGCGAGAGCAAGAGAGGCGCGGGAGTCGGCGGTACGCCAAGATCGTGAGAAGTGGGAGCGCGCTGAGTACGAGCGCCTGAAGAAGCAGTTCGGAGAATGACTGAGCCGCACAAGCCTACCCTGGCATACACGGGATTCCTTCAAGTCGTGTTCGTTTCCATGAACACTATCTTTATTACGGAGAGACAATGGCTTTTGCTGGTACTGACTTCCTTCTGCATTTCCTATCTATGGTCTGGAAACGTGAAGCGGATTGCGTTCGGGGACTGGACGGACAGGATCATCTACTCGACGGGGGCAGCGATAGGCTGCGGAGTTGGTGTGATACTGGCTGGATCGCTGACCAAGTACCTCCTGATGGTAGCGAGTTAAGCGAGCGTTAAGCCCGCGCGGGTATACTGTATATGTAGCACAAAGACACAAGGAAACGCATGACCCATCCGACAGACAAAAACATTCCGTGGTTCGTAGGAACTGCCGGGATGGATGCATACGTTAATCCGCAGCAGTACGTAGTACTCGATTTCGAGACTACTAATCTTGACAAGGGCAGCGCACTAGAACCTGACAATCATATCGTGCTTGCATGCTGGTACGTAGTGACGCCTGGTCATGTCGAGAAGAAGTACAAGTTCGCAGACGAGTACGACCTTTACGAGTTGGAGCAGGACATCAATGCGTCCGACTTCGTAGTAGCCCACAACGCAAAGTTCGAGCTTCAGTGGATGAAGCGCATGGGCATGGATCTACGCAAGGCGTTCGTGTTTGATACATACCTGGCAGAGTGGGTACTTGGTGGCAACAGATGGAGGTTTGCCGACCTATCGCTTGAGCAATGCGCTCAACGCAGAGGAATTGGACACAAGGTACACATGGTGTCCACCATGATTGGGGGTGGCGTATGCCCCTCCACTATCCCAAAGCGGTGGCTACTAGACTACTGCTTCCAGGATGTTGAGCTTAGCTACAAGCTGTACCTCCTTCAGCTAGCTGAGCTTAGAGAGCAAGGCCTGCTCCATCTCTTCCTTGTTCGCTGTTTGACAGCGCCAGCGCTAGCCGATATTGAGACGGCAGCCTGCGAGCTAGACACTGACAGGGTTGCTGAGGAATACACAAAGGCAGTAAACGAATACCGTCAGCTTGAGAAAGAGTTGCACGGAATCTCAGGCGGAGCCAAGCTAAGAGGTAAGCAGCTACCAGTCCTGTTGTACGAGACGCTGGGCTTCAGCCCACCGATTGATCCCAAGACCAAGCAGCCGTATATGACCGCGACTGGCAGGCTCAGCACTGACAAGAACACACTAGCCAAGCTGACACCATCTACGGATGTGCAGCGACGCTTCCTGGAAATCTTGTCTCGCATGAACAGGCTGGACGCGTTGCTCACCAAGAACCTGGAGTTTTTCGAGCAGGTCTGCAAGGAACGCGACGGCAAGTTCATGGGTGTCATTAACCAAGGATCCACGCAGACACATAGACTGTCATCCTCCGGACGGCCTCTTAAGCTGGCGGACTGGAAGACACCCCGTGGTCCGCAGCTACAGAATCTACCGCGAGCACTCAAGCGCATCTTCACATCGCACGACCCTGACTATTTTGTCGGCGAAGCAGACGGCGCCCAGCTGGAGTTCCGTGTAGCGGCTGAGATGGGTAGCGATCAGGTAGCTATCGAAGAGATTGCGACCGGTGCCGATATCCATAGCACTACTGCCAAGGTTCTGTACGAAGCAGGCGAGCCTAGTATCGTTAACGTCCCACCGGACGAGCGACGACAGGCAGCCAAGGCGGATACGTTCGCTCCGTTGTACGGATCCTCTGGACGTAGCCCTGCCACCAAGAAGTACACCGAGTTCTTCCGCAACAAGTACCGAGGTATCTTCACTACACAGACTGACTGGACGTTTGAAGTAGCCAACACTGATAAGCTGCGCACGCCTTACGGCATGGTCTTCTATTGGCCTAACACGCGCATGTCCAAGTCTGGCTACGTCGATAACACGACCAGCATTTTTAACTACCCCATCCAGGGGTTTGCTACAGCTGAGATTATCCCAATCGCCCTGGTCCATTTCTGGCACAGAGCAAAGGATATCGACGTTGTTTTGTGGAACACCGTACACGACAGCCTCGTGTCACGCGTGCATAAAGATTGCGTCGAGGAATACGAGGAGATTAGCAAGATCGCTCTGACCTACGACGTGTACGACTTTCTCGATAAGGTCTACGACTACAAGTTCTCTGCCCCGCTAGGTGTGGGTATCAAGGTAGCTCGCCATTGGGGCGATACCAAGCACGAGAAAACTTGGTCCGTGTGGCCCGACGGCAGAGAGCAATTCAAGGAGAAGTAATAGATGAAGGTTACAGGTGTTGTTGAATCCATCACTAGCCGTGATACTCAGTACGGTAAGATGTACGATGTCACTATCAATGGCAAGAAGTATGGCGCTGGTAAGTACGCGCCCAAGGCAGGCGTCGGTGATGCTGTTGAGTTTATTGCCGAGCAGAATGGCAAGTTCCTGAACATCGGCCGTAACACCCTCAAGCAGATCGATCATTCGGCTGTTGGCGTGACGACCGAGACCACAGCTTCCTCCGTGTCCCGCACCCCGGCACGAGCAGCGGACACTAGCTGGGACGAGCGTCAGGCTACCATCTCGAAGCAGGCTGCCATCAATACGGCTATCGAGTTTACCCGCCTCGCGGTTGAGGCAGGCGCTGTCAAGCTGCCATCCAAGGAAGCCGACAAGTTCGGCGTGCTTGAGGCGATTGTCCTGCAGCAAGCGTCTCGATTCCACGAGGTCTCGACTGGTCGCGTGATGCAGATCCCTGAGTTTGATGTCGCTCCTGCGGCTAAGGGCAAGACTCGCGGTAAGGCGCAGGATACCTCTGATGAAGCCGACGAGTTTGCGGATGACGACATTCCGTTCTGATCCAGCAAGCATTGTTAATGCTAGCGGCGGCAGGATGGCTGCCGCTAGTAGCTACACTAAAGTACAGGAGGTACCTACGTGCTAGGAAGAAATTATCCAGCAGCCCCTAAAGCACTAGTCGGGTTGACTGGTAAGGCAGGGGCCGGCAAGTCAACGCTAGCCAACCAGCTACACGCGCTTAGTCTGTCCTCTGTCATTGGGCTGGCTGATCCTATCAAGGGCATGCTAAACACAATGATGGGCTACATCGAGGAAGAGATTGACTGGGATGATCGTGACGCCAAGGAATCTCCTATCTTCATCCTGCCCGGCTACCCCTCCCCCCGTAAACTGGCCCAGACCCTGGGCACAGAGTGGGGACGAGAACAGATTCACCGCCACCTATGGCTTCAGATCGCCGAGCTGCGCATCAGAAAGTTGTGGGAGAAGGGGCTAGATGTCATTGTCAGCGACGTTCGTTTTGATAACGAAGCGCAGATGATCAGAGACCTTGGCGGTGTCGTGCTCAAGGTAGACCGGGATGTGAACGCGGTTAACGCGCACCCATCCGAGGAAGGTGTTAGCCCTAGCCTGATCGATGCAGTGATTGCCAACGACGGCAGTCCAGCAGATATGTTTGACAACGCGTGTCGAGCGTTGTTCAAGATCTACAACAGCAAAGTGGAGGAGCTTTATCAATAACGCAATCGAAACGCCGTGGTCCACGGTTGGGTATCTTACCTATAAGAGAACATACGCCCGCCAGATCCCTGGCGAGAACAGGACGGAAGACTGGCCTGAGACTGTAGACCGCGTGCTTCGCGCATCGGACGACCAGCTCAAGGTGGCGTGGGAGAACAACGAGCGGGACCGCCTACGGGACTACATGCTAGCCCTCAAGGGTACGGTCGCTGGTCGCTTCCTGTGGCAGCTTGGCACGACTACTGTCGAGCGTCTTGGTCTACCGTCCCTGATGAACTGCGCCGGCACCGTCATCAACGACGACATTACGCCGTGGCGTCCGTTCTGCTGGACGTTTGACATGCTGATGCTGGGCAGCGGTGTGGGCTTTAATCTGCAACGAGAGCACGTCTACAAGATGCCTGCTATCAGCGCAGACTTTGTGCCACCTGTTCGCCAGGATACCAAGGATGCTGACTTCATTCTTCCCGATACACGCGAGGGGTGGACTGAGCTTCTCAGTCGCACGCTCCGCTCTGCATTCGGAGATCCCGAAGTCAAGCCTGGGTTCACCTACTCTACGCAGCTAGTGCGTGGTCGCGGCGCTCCCATCAACGGGTTCGGTGGCGTGGCATCTGGTCCAGAAGTTCTTTGTGAAGGTATCGAGAACATCAGTAACCTGCTGATGAATCGCCGCAACAACTACCTTCGCCCGGTTGATTGTCTGGATATCATGAACATCATCGCTAGTGTGGTAGTCGCGGGCAATGTTCGTCGCTCGGCGGAGATTGCGCTTGGTGACTACGATGACTTCTCGTACCTGCGCAGCAAGCGCTGGGACCTGGGCGCCTACCCAACCTGGCGACAGAACTCCAACAACTCGGTTGTCTGTTCCAGCATTGATGATCTGCCTGACGAGTTCTGGGATGGATACGCTGGTAAGGGCGAGCCGTTCGGTCTGATCAACATGAAGCTGACGCGTGCGTGCGGTAGGGCCGGCGACTTCCGCTACCCTGATCCCCACGTGATGGTGTTCAACCCGTGTGCAGAACAGCCGCTTGAGACGTACGAGACCTGCTGCCTTGCCGAGATTTTCCTGCCCAACATCACGTCCATGCTGGAGCTACTTGATGTGGCTATCCTGCTGTACAAGATGTGCAAGCACTCGCTTCGCCTGCCTTGCAACAACTCCAAGGAAACTGAATGGGTTGTTCACAAGAACATGCGTATGGGTATTGGCATCACCGGCTACCTGTCGGCTACCGAGGAACAGCGTAGCTGGCTGAGCGGGGTGTACGACGCTCTGCGTGAGTTCGATGTGAAGTACAGCGCCAAGCACGGCTTCCCTGTCAGCATTAAGCTGACGACGGTCAAACCTAGTGGTACGCTGTCCCTGCTCCCGGCGAACATCACGCCTGGCTGTCATCCTGGCTACGCTCGCCACATGATCCGCCGTATCCGAATCGCGTCCGACCATCCGCTGGTCAACGTGTGCCGGGACTACGGATATCACGTGGAGTACGCGCTGACCAACGAGGGCGGTAACGACTACTCGACTTGCGTCGTATCGTTCCCGTACCAGTACGCCGAGCATGCGGTACTTGCTGCAGACATGTCGGCCATTGACCAGCTGGAAGTGGTGCGCCGCCTGCAGCGGGAGTGGAGCGATAACGCCGTCAGCTGTACCGTGTACTACAGGCTGGAGGAACTGCCGGCAATCAAGGAGTACCTGCGCGAACACTACGCAGATAACTTCAAGTCCATCAGCTTCCTTCTCCACAGCGGTCACGGCTTCGCCCAGGCGCCGTTCGAGGAGATTACGGAAGAGCAGTACAACGAGCTGGTCAGTAAGACTCGTCTGATCAACAAGCTCGACATTGATACGTCGGATATCGACTTCGACATTAGCGACTGCGAAGGCGGCGCTTGCCCGGTACGCTAACCGGGTTGACACACCACAGGAGACTAAGTATAATGATGACTACGAATAACACGAAGAACACCAAGCGCTGGCACGTCCGCAGTAAGCGCACCGGCAAGATCGTCGCCACCGCGGCGAGTCGTGACTCGGCCCGCGAATGGAAGCAGAAGCGAGACTATCGCACCAAGACGGAGACGCAGATCGCTGCTGGCGGCTCGGCCTACTACCTGTTCGACTCCATGATGAACCGGAAGGTGCGCTAAGTGAAGGTGTTCTTTAGCGAGGTCCTGGACGGGTACCGCAAGGCGGACTCGTTCACCAAGTTCGGCGTCTGGAGTGACGTCGTGCTGGCAGCATTGCTGGTCCTGATGCTGGTGACCGACTAAGTTAAGAGCGGGAGTGGTATAGTGGTTGTGCCCTAGCCTTCCACGCTAGTGACGCGGGTTCGATTCCCGCTTCCCGCTCCACTGATTAGGGGCTATGACGAAGGCGTCGGGTCTGCCTTGCACGCAGTACCAGGAGGGGGCGGTACCCTCTAGTTCCACCAACGTTCCGGTAGCTCAATTGGCAGAGCGGCGGTCTCCAAAGCCGTAGGTTGTAGGTTCGAGTCCTACCCGGTTCGCCACCTTTGATGGGGTATAGTGCAATGGTTAGCACGACGGATTTTGATTCCGTTAGTCTAGGTTCGAGTCCTAGTGCCCCTGCCATAAAGAAGGAACAGTTATGGGACTACTAAGGTACGGCAACACGTACAAGAGTCTATACGCTAGACAGAAGCTGATGTACGCCCTGTATGGCGTGAGGATTTAAAATGCCCTCGTGGCGGAATTGGTATACGCACCAGATTTAGGTTCTGGCTACTGCAGGTTCGAGTCCTGTCGAGGGTACCAATAAGGAAGCAGTATGGAAAGATACATTCGCTTCAAGATGTTCGGCAAAGAAAGAACAGTCAAGGCGACTATCTACAACAGCGACGGTACTGGAGAGTACGACGACACTCTCTGGGTTGAGAACAATGTAGACCTATACGCGCTAATGTCGCCACAGCTCAAAGGAAAACGAGTAGCTGTTGTTGAAAGAAAAGACTGGCTTAATGCCGATCCAGACAACTTCGTTTAGCTCAGTCTGGTAGAGCGCCTGCTTTGGGAGCAGGGGGTCGGGGGTTCAAGTCCCTCAACGAAGACCAAGCCGGGTTAGCTCAGCAGGTAGAGCAACCGCCTTGTAAGCGGTAGGTCGCAGGTTCGATTCCTGCACCCGGCACCACTAATGGAAACAACTAGATGAATCTTAACGAGTACCAAGAGTTTACCAAGAGCACCGCAGTGTACAACACTACTGTGCGTGCAAACGGAAAGGGCTTCACTTTCTCTCTGTTCCCAGAGATGTACCCCGTGCTGGCGCTGTGCGAAGAGGCCGGCGAGGTGGCCGGTAAATACGCCAAGTTCATCCGCAAACTTGATAACAGTGCTAAGGGGGACGGGGACAAGCTCCGCTCTGCTGTAGTTGACGAGCTAGGCGACGTGTTGTACAATCTGTCCGAGATTGCAAGACAGATCGGCGTGCCGCTCCAGCAAGTACTGGATCGCAACGTCGAGAAGCTTACCGACCGCAAGGCACGTAACGTGATCGTTGGAGATGGCGATAACCGATGAAGCTACGTCTCTACTACAACGCAGACGAAAGAGTCTGGGTAGTCAAGAAGGAGCGCGTGGTCCCCCCGGACATCGGGGACGACCGCCTACCGTACGGTCTTCGAATGCCGCTGAGAGTGTGGGATGTGGTTTCTGTAGACGACTACATGCACGAGGCGCTAGAAGTAATGCGAAACGAGGCAGGCGAAGGTCTGCTACTGTTTATGGAGTACAACGATGAACGCTAACAGGATGCCCAGTCCCTACGAGGGCGTCAAGGAATCCAAGATCCGCAACCGAAAGAAGAAGCAGAAGTTCGACGGCGAGTTCGTCGATACCATCAAGCCGAAGCACAAGCCCTACCATCGCTGCCCTACCAATCTGCATAACTACCTACTGGACGATGACGACATCGAGCTAGAGGAACCTTGGGAATTTATACCGTGAGCAAGTACATCAAAGAGTACACGAACGACGAAATCCTGGAGCTTATCCGGGACTACAAGTGGCTATCCACTCGCAGCCACGCCTGCTTGATGGAGCTGGCGTGCAACCTAGCAGATCGCCTCAGCTATGCAAGCGCCACGATTGAAGAGACGCTAGACGGCTACTTCGACAAGAGGCGCTGATCATGCAACCGCTAGTCGATGGCGATATCCTCGTCTACCGCTGCGGATTCGCTGCCGACTCGCAGATGCGACAGCGCATCGAGGCGGAAGGTAAGACAAGGCAAGAGGCTGAAGAGACCCTACTTGATCTAGACTACCAGGCGTTCGCGCTAGGCAACGCCAAGACCGTGCTAGTGAGCATTGAAGACAAGTACGGGCCAATCAACGGCCATATCTACCTGACCGGCAAAGGCAACTTCCGTGAACAGGTAGCTACCATTAAGCCTTACAAGGGTAACCGCGACGCCAAGCACAAGCCTAAGTACTACAAGGAAATCCGCGACTACATGCTGGATGTGTGGGCTGGCAAGCTAGTAGCAGGGTACGAGGCTGATGACGAACTCGGAATGTTGCAGACCTACATGGGGGACAATAGTATCATTGTCACCATAGATAAGGATCTGGACATGATCCAGGGTCATCACTTCAATCCTACGACTGGCGACCAGTACTACTGCTCCGAGCAGTTCGCCAACTCACGATTCTTCTGGCAGATGCTAGTAGGTGACCAGGTGGATAACATCCCAGGCATCAGGGGCATTGGCCCAAAGACTGCTGACAAGATCGTTGAAGAGTGCCGAGCTGATGTGGATGCAATGCGTCACGTTGTACAAGAGAGGTACGCTAAGCAATACGGCGAAGGCTGGGAAGAGGCGTACAAAGAAGTCGGGCGCCTACTATGGATTGCCCGTTACCCAGAAGAAATTGAAGAAGGAAGCCCACTACTATGGTCCTGAGAAAAGGCAACATGTTCGACGTGTGGGGCAGGGATGATCTGTTCCTGTTCACCTCTAACCCTGTCGTAAATGCCCGCGGCCTCGCCGTGATGGGACGTGGTATGGCAAAGCAGCTAGCTGATAGGCACCCAAAGATCAGAGAAGACTTCGGTACGATCCTTACCTGCAACGCCTTCTTCCCTCCCGTCGGAGAGATTGGAGTCTACGACGAGCAGACCGTTGGCTACTTCATGGTCAAGCGCGATTGGTCCATGCCGGCCGAGCTGCCCCTGATCGAGAACTCTACCCACTACCTGGGAGCTATCGCATACCAGTACGATAGAATCAACCTAAACTTCCCAGGAATTGGGAATGGGAACCTGCGCCGAGAGTGGGTACTCCCTATCATTGCACTACTACCAGACAACGTACATGTCTGGGAATGCTAATAACAGGAGATTTACAAATGGCAATCAAGAAGACAGTCAAGAAGAACGAGCCGCAGGCCGCTTATGTTATCCTTGAAGATCGCAAGAAGTGGTTCGGCCTTAGCAAGGATACCTACGTGTACTTTGTGACTAGCGACAAGGCATACGCCAAAGATGTCATGTCCAGTAAGGTCGAGCTTGGTGATGACGTGCGCCTTGTAGAGGTCTGGGTAGCTGCATGCCCTGCTCCAGCCAAGAAGCCGCGAGCTAAGCGCGCCAGCTAATGCCAGCAAAGAAGAAGCCGCAAGGGAAGGCGGCACCCAAGCTACGCAGCGGGTTCGAGAAGAAGGTCAAGGACAGCTTGGAGAAGCGTGGCGTTAGCTACGAGTACGAGAGTACCAACGTCCCTTACGTCGTGCCTGAATCCAAGCACCGATACGTCCCTGACTTCAAGCTACCCAACGGCGTGTTCGTTGAAGCCAAGGGTAAGTTTGACGCAGCGGCCCGCAAAAAGATGTCGCTAGTAATTGAGCAGAATCCGGATGTAGATGTTCGTATGCTGTTTATGCGAGACAATAAGCTGACGAAGAGCAGCAAAACCAAGTACTCTGATTGGTGCGAGAAGCGTGGCATCGCATACCACGTATCCGCCGCTGGAGAGATTCCGGCAGAGTGGTTGGAAATTAAGAAAAAGGAAAATGCCAATGAAGATTGTGGGCGTAACAAACATGGAAGACGAGGAGTTCGTGGCAATCCTGACGTTCCGAAGCCAAGGAAACGATAAGGGTGTACACTCCAGTATCGCACTAAGCCACGTAGTGACACATCATTCAGAGGAGGAACCAAGTGCTGAAGACCTCGCAAAGCTGCCCGCAGCCTTCCGTCTTGCTTTCGACCTGGTTCAAGCCCTCAACAAACTTCCGAGGCAAGGTGAAGCAGACGAAGAAGACGAGGGCATCCCGGACCAGGAAGCGATTGATAAAGTCGCTATGCTACTAAGCAAGTTTGACAAGGGCGACGGCACTATTCACTAATGAAGATCCTTACCCTAGATCTTGAGATTAGCCCCACGCTGGCAACGGTGTGGGGTCTATTCAATCAGAACGTCGGGATCAATCAGATCGTAGGCAACTCAGAGATTCTATGCTGGGCTGCTAAGTGGTACGGAGACGAGGACGCCATGTTCTCTTCCATCCAGATGACGACACGCCGCAACATGCTGCGTTCCATCTACCGCCTACTTGAAGAGGCTGACGTTGTTGTTACCTATAACGGCGACGCATTCGATCTGAAGATCCTGAACAAGGAGTTTGCCCTGATGGGATGGGGGCCTCCTTCTCCATATAAGAGCGTTGACATGCTCAAGGTGATGAGGAAAAAGTTCCGCTTCACTTCCAACAAACTAGGCTACATCGGCCCGGCCTTTGGTCTAGGCGAGAAGACTCCTCACGCAGGGCACGAGCTGTGGCTCAACTGCATGAACCCGAAGTCCTCTGAGTACGAGAGTAGCTGGAAGATCATGGAAGAGTACAACGTGCAAGACGTGTTTCTTTTGGAAGATCTGTACACCAGGGTGAAGGGCTGGATCCCAGCTCACCCCAACTACTCCGCTCAGCACAACGGTCACGTGTGCCCTAACTGCTCTGGCACAAAGTTGCAGGCCAGGGGCTGGTACTCTACTGCAGCGTTGAAGTACAAGCGCTACAGGTGTAACGACTGCGGCAAGTGGTCAAGAGCCAAGGTGGCCGAGAAGGCGGATCGTAGTAAGCAGCTAGTGGGGGTGTGATATGACTACTGTAGTGTGGTCAGCTAAGCACCGGGCGCTGGCAGCAGATAGACAAGTGGGATCGCCTATTGTACAGAAGCCCAAGATCCTGGATGCCGGTAAGTATCTTCTTGCCGGCGCTGGGTACTACGATGATCTGTACGAAGTGGCCCTGTGGTTGTCCAAGGGAGCAAACGAAGATCAGAAGCCTGAGCTTCCTGATAGAGACGGAGGGGACTCCAACTTCCTTGTTGTGACCAAGGACACTGGCGAAGCGGCGTGGCTAACTACCCCGTTCCTTCGTCCAGTTCCGATTCACGAAGAGTTCTACACACTAGGTAGTGGTGGAGACTACGCACTCGGTGCTCTCATGGCCGGGGCCAATCCTGCCAAAGCTATAGCCATCGCCATCATGCTGGATCCTCAGTCTGGCGGAGAGGTCGATGTGATCAAGCTGCCCATCAAGAAGGCAGCTAAACAGAAAGGATAAGCGTGGGTATTGTAATCGATGCGAGTGTCGCTTTTGCCAGGCGTACGGCCAAGTACGCGGTGACTCTCTGGGATAGAGAGGACCTAGAAAAAAGGGCGTCCGAATGGACGCCCGAAAGACGGCAGCTAGTTATCGACTCGATGAGTAAGCGAGACTTTAATCTACCTCCACGTCAGGGTGGTATTTTTGTACACAGCTAAGTAGCGCCGAGTAAGCGCTGTCTAGCTGAGCGTACCGTACGACGTTATCTGCAGACCATCTCATAAACGCCTCGTCCCTCCGCTCTAGTAGCGGGGGGATTTTTCTTTGTTCCTTCGTCAGGTATGCCTCTGGCGCACACACGAAGGGAGGATCCTTAATCTCCGTTGGCCTGCTTAACGAGTTCATTGAACCGCACGAACTCGTCGTCAGACAGGTCGCAAGCAGGAGGGCGGTTAGCCCGGCTGATAGCTTCATCTAGTTTCTCCCTTGTAGCGGCAAGCTCTTCTTGCATCTCTCGGATTCGCTCGCTTTCTTTGAAAGCCTCTTTAGTGCGCTTAGCCGTAGTCTCTGCAGCCTTGTTTGATTGTTTAACGATAGCCTTTGCTGTAGCATTCTCGTACCTAGTCTCCTTCCACTCAGCGCCTACAAAGACGCCGCCCACAAACAGGGCGACGGCTATTCCAATTTTAATGGCGTTGGCTACAAACCACGCCGTGATCTTCGCAGTATCAAACATCAGCTGATGCCCTCAGCATACCCGTGAGGAGCAGGAACCTCGATGCCAGCATTCCGCATCAGGGCCTCCAGCTTGATGATGTGCAGCTCAAGCCGCTGGTTCTGCATAGCCAGCTTGCGGCTGTTATCCCTCTCTACTCGAAGTTCCTCTCGGATACTCTTGTAGTCTTCCTCAAGGGAATTCAGTCGCTGTGTCAGCTGGCTGTATAGCGTCTCTTGTGAAACGGCCAAAGCTTTCTCCGCTGTAGCAATCTTGCCTTGTCCGACAAGCCTCTTAAAGTATAGCCAACCGGCACCGACGCCAGCGACAACGGCACCAATAGCGCCTCCAATCTTTCCAACGTTAATACCTAGTTGGTTCAATGCCTCCTGTTCCATTGCGATCACCTCAATTTAGCCTGTCATGACGCTGCATAACTCCTGCTCTCTGGGAGTTTCTCATAGCCTCGAACGCACCTCTAGCAGCGTCGCCTTGTAGCACGGTTGTAACCGCACCGGAGGTGAATGCACCAGCAGCCCCCAGGCCTACGCCTGGTCCACCGGCAGAGGCGGAGATTTGCTGGATTTGTGCTGGCGTGTAACCAGCTCTTGCCAGACCAGCGACGCCTTGAGAGGCGTAGATAGCACGCGGGTCTTGTGCTCTTTGCACAGCTCTGGCTAGCGCTGCTTGCGCCGCGTCTCTCAGAGCTGGATCGTTGTTGATAGGAATGGTGCCTGCGCCTCTAGTCCTAGCGGCCATCGCCTCCATGAGTTGATTGATGTTTCCAGTGCCGTTACGGATAGCCTCGATCATTTGGCGATAGGTGTCAGCCGCGCCGATTCTCTCCATGCCGTTCAGCACAGCCCAGTTACGCAGCTCTCTGGCAACAGGGTTGTCGCTGGTTCTCAGCCAGCCGTCCGGATTGTTCAACATACGGTTAAGCGCAAAGCGCGAACCGAAGTTCTCAGTGACAGGCAAGCCGCCGAATAGACTACGATCAATCAGACCAGCAGCGATGTTGCCGGGATTCCAGATACCGCCTTGGATAGCGTCGCCAGGAATCAGGGCGTCAAGAAGGTTACCTCCCCAGCCAGTAGGATTGCGGAGCCAGCCGCCGACGCCTGTGGTAGGTAGACCGCTGAAGCTGAGGCCGCTACCCGCTCCGCCGGAGCCGACGTTCCACGCGCCCGCGAACTGCGGTGCGGTCAGGCCAAAGCCGAAGCCGGGCTGGCTGTAGCTGGTGTTAAGGCTGCCACCACCTGTGCTATGCGACGGTGTAGGACCGCCAAGCATCCAGCCGCCTGATCCAACGGGATATAGGTTTCCGCTAGAGCCAGAGCCTATCGGCGCTTGCGTACCGCCTGTAGGCGGGACACCTCCACCTCCTCCGCCTCCTCCTGGGTTCGACACCCATCCACCGCCTGTACCGCCACCACCGCCCCCGCCGCCAAAGTTTGGTAGCGGGAAAGGTAGAGCTGGGGCCACAGCAATGGGTCCGAACGGAGAGAGACCAGATCCTCCTAGAGGATTGATTCTCCACTGATCGTACGCGTTAGACACAGGCGGTAGATAGCCACCCTGTGGTGGGGTAGTGTTATATACGGTATTCGGATTACCGTTGTTCGCTAGAAAAGGAGATGATCCCTGCGCTAGCGATTGGGTTCCAATACCCTGTTGTAGGAACTGCTGTCCGCTGAACGGATTACTCATTGGTTCTCTCCTTATCTAGTAGTTGCTTCAGAATCAGTAGCTTGCCTCTTCTCTCCAGCGCTCTCTGTGCTCTCTCTTCCGCAGGCAGGTTCTTGTCTTGTAGCTCGCCCGCCTTGACAATCGAGTCTACGTTGAGTAGACCAGTACCGACCATGTTCCTGCCTTGCAGCAGCATGGCAATGTCTTGTGCCTGCACCTTGTTGTCACGCATTATTTTCATCGCTTGCTGCGGCGTGTAGCCGTAGTCCAACATACCGACAAAGACCTCGCGTAGTCTGTCGTACCTTGCAATCTCTCCGTCCCGTAGTTCGTAGAAGCGCTCGATTGCAGCGTCGTAACCGCGAACATCCAGAGCCTCGTTGATCACGGCACGTCCCTCTCGCTGGTACTTCTCAAGATCGTTGCCGGCCATGAACGCAGCGCGTTCTGGATCCGCCGCTTGCAGGCGACCACCTGTGTACAGCAGCAACATAGCCATGACCTTCTCGTTAGCGTCCTGGTCCTTGGTCGGCCAGGCGTTATCGCTATCGAGAGCATCCAGCATACCCGGAGTCAGGCCGTCGATCACTTGCACGATAGCCTCACCATCCTCGTAGTCCAGTCCAGGCAGTGAATCGATGATGCCCTTCATGTAGTTCGTGGCCTGCGGGAACAGACGCTCGATCTTACCCTTCTTGTTCTTCACGTCTTCGTTGTCGCTGAACATGGCGCGTGTCACGTTTGCCATGTCGGTCAGGATGCGTGGCTTAATCCACAGATCCTTCATGTGCTCAACGATAGCACGTGTCTTGGCACCAGGCTCGTCGTCCGACGCCAGGATACGCAGCATGTCATTGAATGGACCAAGCGGATCAAAGCGGCTGAGCGTAAAGAACACCGGGTTGTCCTTGTTGTCCTTGCCCAGGTACAGCGAGTGGCCGTAACGGAAGTCAGGGAACAGGAACTTGGTAGCTGCCTCGATCATACTCTCGTCATCGTCGTCGTTGAAGAATGCCTGCAGTCCACGTGTGAGGAACGCGAGTCCAACGGTAGCCGCTGTAGCACCAGTCAGGCGGCGACCGCCTTCGATTGCATACAGCATACGACCCTCGTCAGTCTTGGCGTTGACAGCCGCTAGGAAGTCCTTGTACGCCTGAGCGTACGAGTAAAACACCGAACGGAACACACCCTGCATGTATGGAGCGTACTGTGCCAGAGGCACGCGCTCGACCATCTTGACAATAGGCGCCGCGCGCTGGAAGGTGATCGTGGTATCCTTTGTCATGTCAGCGGCCATGCGCTCCATCTGCTCCTGAGTCCAGCCGTTACCTTCGGCCTGGTTCAGCTTCTCAAGGAAGCGCAGTCTGCCAAGGAACACAGCCGGCTTGACCCACGCATCCGACAGCGCAAAGCCTTCCGTGATGGTACCCTTGGCACGGCCAGCAACCTTGCCGATCTTGTGCAGGACCTTGCGTACGCCGGCTCCTGTCGAATCCTCGTTCATAGCAACGACCAGTTCCTTCAGCATCTTGATCGGAGTAGAGCGCAGTTCTTGACCGACGGCCGAGTCGAGCAGGCCGTACTTCAGGAACAGCTCCAGGTCAGCGTTACGCTGCAGAGCGTCGAACTCCACACCCGCGATCTTCATGCGGCCAGGGGTTGCCTGGTCACCGATCATCGCTACAGCGGCGCCGATAGCACGACTCACATCCTGCGGACTGGTCACACCGTTCTGAACCATGATGCCTGCCGAACCGATCAGGTTGATCCAGGTGTTAGCCACGTCTAGGACGATGTTCATGTACTTGCTGAGGCTCGCTAGGTTACGCACACCAGCCACGGCCTTCATGGAGCTAGCCTCGACAGCACGATCCACCGAAGCGTGAGACTGCGACAGCGCCGTGCTCAGCGGAGTGAAGATGTCCAGACCGTCGTTGATCGCAGCTGCAATCGTGGGCTTGACTCGCATACCATTCAGGGGACCCCATTGCTCGCCGGACAGCTCTTCGGTGAAGCTAGCGTACTCATCGCTAGACCTGAACGTCTCGGGCGACACGAACCACTTGCCCTCGCCGGACTCGTAGATTTCGCGGAGCATGCGCATACGTGCGGCCAGCTCGCCCTGCTTTGCAAGGGTGATAGCCACGCGGGTAGCCAGGTCATCAACCTCGCCGAACAGGTTGCGGATATCCTCTGGCACCAGCTCTCGCTTTTGCAGGATGCCGGTGTCTTCCTTGAACCCACGGTAGTAGGTGATAACGGGGTTACTAGCCTCGTGCATTCCGAGCATACCGTTAACAATCCATTCAGCCTCTCGGCGAATCTTGTCAGGATCCAGGTTCTTGCCAGCCACAGCGATGGCATCCTCGGCCGCAGCTCGTAGCGCCTTGCGCTTAGCCACGATACCCTTGATGGTCTTATCCTTCTCGATGCGGTTCTTGAGCGGAGTAATGTCACCGACCCACGTCTCGTACAGGTACATCAGCTTGTCCATCTTCTGTGCAGCCAGCATGCCTGGATCAAACACAGCCAGGTCGTTGTTGATCACGAAGCGCACAGCGCGCTCGTAGATTTCAAACGAATGACGGTAGGACGGCGGCAGCTCCTTGCCCTTCTCCTTCAGCTTCTTGGCGATAGCCCATTCCTTCAGCAGCTGCTGGTTACGCTTGTCGCCTTCCTTGCCCTGGAACGCGGCATAGGTACGAGTGAAATAGGCGTAGCGATTCTTGATGATCGCCCCGTACTTACGCAGTTCAGCCTCCGTGAACGGACGCGGATCCTTTGCTCGCTCCTGCACGATGCGCTTGGACATGGCAGCGATGTCATCCAGTGCATCCATGATTGGCTGTAGCTCAGGGTTAGCTCGCACGAAGCGGGCGATGAGCGCTTCACGTCGAGCTGGGTCATCCACGCGAGCAGCCTGCTCGAACAGGCGGTTGAGCTTCTTGTTGACAGCAGCCTCGGACACGCCCTTGCGCTCCGCGTACTTTGCAACAGCGCCCTGGATACGGTGGTAACTACCTTCCGCCACGTAGGCGATAGATGCCGCCTCACTGTCCGCGAGTTCCTTCATGTTACCCAGAGCACGGCCCAGCACACCGAAGCCAGAGAACTGGCCGATGACAGTCTTGAGCGCGTTAGCCCAGTTACCGTAGTTCAGCGTCATCTTAGCAGACAGGACGGCACGCTCCGTGGCAGCAGCCACAGTACTAGCCACTGGCTTGTCGGCGATAGAGTTGAACCCGTCTAGTAGCGGCGGCGCTGCCGTGTCTTCGTCGTCTACCTCTTGTTCTTCGTTAGCGTCCCAGGCCTTGGCTGTGCCCTTCAGGCCTAGCTTGGACTTACGTGCCGGAGGTGGCGTAAAGATACCGTTGCCCCACCACTTGAGTCCTTGCTGAATAGCTTGTAGGTACTGCTCATCTGTGGTGTTGCGATTACCTTGAGTAAGGCGCGCATCAATCTCGCCCTGTAGATTTGTGTAGGTTTTGAAGGCAGCAGCGTAGGCAGCGTCGTACTTCGCCTTGTGATCGCTGATGTTATCTGCAAGTCGCTGCATAGTAGCGATACTAGCCGCGACCTCGCTGTTAACGAAGTCATCGTCTAGCCCTTGCAGTACAGTGATCAGCTCCCGCACGTTGTCAGGATCCGTCATGTCACCCACAAAGTCTCCTGACAGATAGGCATCAATTTCCTGCAGGTCTTCTGGAGAACCAGCATTCTTTGCGATAGCCATCCGTCCGATTGTAGCAGCCATATCATTCATGGCCTTTTGCCAAATCGGGATCTGTCTTTGCGTGCGCAGTAGGTCAGGATCCATGAACATCTCTGGGCTACCGCCGTAAGCAAAGCCCTCGAATGCCTGGATTGCGTGTTGTAGCTCGTGCAAGATAATGCCAGTGTGTTCAAAGAATCCAGACTTGTTAGGATTTAGATTGATCGTATTGTTCTTGTACTCGAACGATCCCTTCGCCTTCATCTTGGGATTCAGGACCAGCTTCATAGTAGCAATCTCAGGATAGCCTTCGGCCAGATAGCCTACGTCAAAGAAGTCGGACAGCATGAACTCGCCGCTCATGTTGTGCTTGATTTCCTGTAGCTGCTTGATCTTGTTGGCGTCGGACAGGATAGCCTTCTGCTTACCGTCACTAGGATCGATGTACGTCAAACCCTTATCCACCTGCTCCTGGAAGCGTGGGTGCTGCGGGCCGATGATCATGTTAAGCGGAACATTAAGCGGCTTAACAGCCTTTGTGCTCTTGTCAGTTAGTGCTGTCTGCTCCAGCAGCTTCTTGGCTAGATACTCGATATCCTTGACGTTAACGTTGTCACTACCTGTAACAGCGGCAAGTCTTGTACGCAGAGCAGACACGGCATTACGCGCCAGGGAAGGCAGGCCCTTGCTCTTGTTGGAGAGTGCCTCAGAGATGTAGTACGTAGCAACTTCGTTCTGGTACACCCAGTCCTGGACGCGCTTGTTCCTATAGGCGTTAGCCGCACTTCTCGCGCGATCCTTGGCTCGCTTGGCGATAGGGCTGTTGTCCTTCTCGATGGCAGCAACTAGGCGCTTGTTAGCATCCTGGCCGACAAAGTTGCGGAAGAACGCCTTCAGCTTTACAGGACCGAGGCTGACATCGGTGGCTAGGGTAGCTGTGTCAGAAAAGTCGGCAGTGTGCTTTGCTTCGTGGGCAGCAACTTCAAGCATCATACCTTCCACGTTGTCTGTGTCTAGCGCTCCTGCGACAAGATACATGCGGTCGCCGTTGTACTTACCAGCAACGCCAGGCGTAGACTTGCCTGGGATCTGGGACGCATCATCAACGATCACCAGCTTACCGTCCGCGATCAGTTTACCTAGAGTTGCAGCAGAACGGTTGCTGGTAACCTTTGCACGGATAGCGGCAATCACATCCTCTGCTGTCCTCTTAGGTCTGCTAGGCTCTGCCTCAGCCCACCCCTTCGGTGACTGGGAGCTTAGTCCAAAGTTACGGATCTCATCCTCGTCCATGTCCGGCGGACGCTGCGGCTGTTCCGGCTCGCTCGTGATATCGCCCTGCTCTTCGACCACAGGCTGAGCCACTTCGGCAGGCGCTGCCTTCTTCGGGCGGCCACGCTTCTTGGGCACAGGCGCTGGCTGCTCAACGACCGGAGCCGGAGCAACTGGGGCTGGAGTAGGAGCAGGAGCTGGTGCTGGTTGCTGCGCTCTGCGCTCGGCAAGAACCATCTCTGCGGTCACGCCGACACGCGCCATCTCCTGAGCGATAGCGTTACCAGGGTTGGCGGCGGCTTGTCTGCGCAGTTCCTCTGTGCGATAGGATGCTTCAATCTCCGCGTCCTTACGCTCTTCGTCTGTGATAGCTTGGTTAGCCTGTTCCTGCTCACGCTGACGGAACGCTTGCTCCTTGGCAGTCTGCTGGGCGATAAGCTCGTCTTGGCGAGCAGCGTCAGCATCAGCGGCGTCTTGTAGCTCAGCGCCCTGTCTAGTCATGCTGATGTTTCTCATGACGCTCTGGGCAGCCTGCTGACGACGCTGTTCCTCACGGGCAGCAGCTTCGGCCTTGGCCTGATCGCGCAGTGGCTTGCCGTACTTCTTATCGCCTTCGTCTAGTGCGTTTACGCGCTGGCCGTTTTCGTAAGCAACCTGGAAGATAGAGGCAGGGCTGGATAGCGCAGCACCGCCAAACATACCGGAGAATGCAGCACGACGTGCATCTTCCCACAGATCTTGCGAGCGCTGGGTAGTGGCGTAGTTAGATAGCTCTTCGTTGCCTAGCTGCTGGAACCCTACCTTGACGCCTTCTTGGGCCAGGGTAGTGAGCGCTTCCTCGCCGCCTTCCTTAAGCGATGTGCCGAGAATATCGCCGGTCAGTCTGCGGGTCGTAGTCTGCAGCAG